TTATATAGCCTGTAACACATTCATTGCTTTCTCATCTTCATCTACAAAAGTATCATTGAACATGTGCTGATAGATCTCTCTTGTAGTCGATACAGATGCGTGTCCTAAACGTTTAGAGATATATTCAATACTTAAACCTTTAGCATAAAGATATGAACAGTGTGTATGTCTTAATGCATGTGAGGTGTATTCCTGAATACCTAACTGCTTACATATACGTTTAGATTGTTTATTAACAGCATTATTGGTTATTTTGAACGGAAAGCCATCTATTTGGCGCGGTTTTGAATTTATGATACTTAATATATATTTCATATCTTTGCTTGGTATCGTGAGCCTACGTGGCGATAAATCGGTTTTACGCTCATCTATAAAGATTGTATTATCTTTCTCATTTAGATATTCATATTTCAGATATCGTACACCCGAATAACGACAGCCAGTAATATGCATGATAAATAAAAATAAAGAACTATCCGCATCAGACTTCATTAATTGCTTCTTATAATCTTCATAAGCTTTTAACTGCATGAATTTATTATCTTCTGATACGTCTTTCGTTCCTGGAGAGTACGTGATCTGATGAATAATATTTTTAGTCATCAGTCCCTCAAATACAGCATTATCTAAACATGCTTTAATTTTACCGTTCAATTTTCTGATAGATGCTTTCGCATGTGTCTTAGCATACTCATTTATAAACTCCTGGTATTGTGATCGTGTAATTTTCTTTAATTTCATTCTGCCGATTTTATGATTTTCTAAAATATTGATAATTGTTGAATAAGACACATATGTCTTTTTACTTACTACAGGTTCTTTATATGTCTCACACCATAATTTAAAGTATTCATACAATGTATAATCTGCAGCTACATTTAATCCCTTATCTAATTCCAGGATTAACTCATTATATTTTCGTTTAGCTTCTGCCTGGGACTTGAATCCATATTTTCTATAACGTTTTCCTTCATGAACAAACTGCAGCTCATAAGTACTTTTATTCTTCGTTTTTCTTATTTTCATGATAACAACTCCTATTTTTATGATAAAATAGGGCATAGAAAAGAACCCTATTAATTTAGGTGACTTTTTGGCGGCTCTCTTAGACTTTGGCGAGGATAGGAGAGCCATATTTATTATTATTGATGTTGAGATACTATAATCCTTTCAACAATTTTCCCGTCTGGTCTTGAAAAAATAACGTCATATTTCTTCCCAATTTTTTTACTTTCATAAACAAACTCATTCTCACTTTTTTGTTGTACCATAGATGCATCATCTTCCATGTAATCAAAAGCATGTTCAGTTAAAAAGTTTTTATCTAAATCTATTGTTATCCCTAAGTTTTTATCTATTTCTTTCTCCACTTGAAATATATTATCTTTATCTCCCATGTATGAAATATTGTTTTTCTCATCAATGAAAAATAATCCTTTTTCTTTAAGGTTATCGCTCATAGATCCATAAACATGATTTTCACTTGCAATATTACTCTGCTTTGTAGTTGTTTCATCAGAGCTTTTTTCTTTTGTTTTCGTTGCTGCTTTTTCTTCTGTTTTATTTTCTTTCTTTTCAGTTGTTTCCCCACCACATGCGCCTAATAATAATGCTGATGTAAATGTGAGACCCGCTAAAGCTTTAAAAGTCATTATTACATCTCCCTTTTTATAATTATATGATAAAGGCAAAATGCCGAATATCCATTAATATTTTCTGTGCATTCCCACAACACGGCCGATGAATCTAATCTCATCGTTAATATTATAAAATTGAGGTTGATGTTCCGGATTATTTGATTCAGGCTGTAGAATAACCATATCACCGTTATATCTCACTCTTTTTAAAGTAGCGTTATATCCATTCACCATAACTACTCCTATTTGACCATTTTCAATTACTGAATCTTTTTCAACAATAACCACGTCTCCATCTCTAAACTCCTTATCCATCGAATCACCATCAACGAGTAGGCCGAAATGTTTTTTACCTGCTGTAAGCATTTCTTTAGATACATGCACATAATCAATAATATTTTCCTCAGTGTAAATCGGCAATCCTGCGGAAATTTTCGATAAAACAGGTAATTCTATTACTGAAGTAATATAAGAAGAAGGAGATTCTTTAACAACTGAATTATCATTTTGTGATTTTTTGGAGTTGTCTTCTAGATCCATAATTTCTTCAGGCTTAATATTAAGACCTTTACAAATACGTATCACATTTTCAACTTTAGCGTTAAAAATTCCACGTTCTAATATTGATCTAACCGTTGTATAAGGTAAATCAATATCATTAGCAAAAGCTTTTACACTCCCAGCTTTTTGAATCATCAATTTTTTTAAATATAATTCTTTTTCCATAATTACAACCTCACTTGTGGTTTATAACTATATAATAACATTCGAAAAATCGTATATCAATTAAATTAATAAAATAAAATACGAATTTTAGTGTTGACTTAATACGAAAATTCGTATATATTCGAATTAGGCCTTTTAAAGGCATATTTTTTTAAATTTATAACACGAATTTTCGTATCAAAAGAAAGAAGGAGGGAGGCACCATGTTGACTAATTTAGAAAAAGTTAGAAAAGAAAAAGGGGTTTCATTAGTAGATATTGCAGATACATTGAAAGTCCGATATCAAACTGTTTCTGACAAAATAAATGGAAAATCTGAATTCAAGTTCGGAGAAGCGTTAATTATCAAAAATGCTTATTTTCCTGAATATGATATCGAATTTCTATTTGCTTCTGATGAAAAAAATTTAGAAAAAGTAGGAGGATAACATGAACGAATTAATCAAACAGTTCCTAGAATTTAGAAAACAGTTTACAAAAAAGCAATGGCATGAAATCAATCAATTAGTTGATTCACGATTCAATAAAAAAGCCGCCGAGCTGCAACTCGACGACGAAGATATTCAAATAATATCCAATATGATTGAACATTCAAAAATTATGAAGTAACGATCTGAATGAACATTGGGTGAATACGATAATCTCTTCCTTTGTAATTTACATAAACATAATCTTGTTGATACATTGTGTGACTTTCTTCTTTTGTTATCGGAGACCACAATTCAGCATTTTCTTCCCACCAAATAGAAGGATGTGCAAGATTAGGACCTATTTTACTATTAGGATCATCATGGAGATTTACCCATTCACCTAATAAACAAACGTGGACTTGTTCCATATTACCACCACCTTTCATTATAAGATGAATTAATTATATCAGTAAAAGGAGAAAGCAAATGAACAAACTACATTTATTAAAAATAGCCCTCTTAATCGTCATCTTGGCGGAGGAGATTAAGAGAGCTACAAGAAGATACTTTAGTAGAAAAGCACCTGGAAAAACTGAACTTATGCAGGGATTAAAAATTAATCTTTAAAGTATCCTTCACTTTTCATAGTAGTAAGTACTTTATACAAAACGCTACTAGAAAATGACGTGGAAAGGTCTAGTGAAACAGCAATTGATTTTGTTAACTCAATATTTCCTTGATCATCGGAATAAGTCTTTACAGTTTCTCTAATTTTATCATAACAGAAATTCTCATCACGAACCTCAGCAATCGATTGTTCAACTATTTCTTTAATTTCTTTCATATTATCACCACCTTTCTTAGCTAGATTAAGAAAATTATATCAGAAAGGAGCATTTTACATGACATTAACCAACGATTATATCGATAAGCGTATTGAAGAAAGAGTACAAGCATACTTCGAAGCAATGCAGCCTTTGTGGACTTTAGATGATTTGAAAAAGAAGTTGAATGTCAAATCTGATAACTGGGCCAAAGATTTATTAAATCATCCACCTTATAAATCAGAAATTGAAAGTTTTGTACATTATCCGACATCAAGAAGAGATCCATATCTCATGAAACCTGTAGAAATGAATAACTGGATCAATGAAAACTTCGAAAGAATATTTGAAGAAAAATATTTATGGAGGGTTAGTTAATGAAAACTGTAAAACTTATTGCAGCACAGTCATTAATGTCAATTATCGCTTTAGCAATAGCACTATCGACATCAGTAATTCTTAATTTAAATTATGGAGCAATGATGTTGTTGTCATTAATTCTAGTGATCATTAGCGCAGGGGTATTAGTCGCAAATTCAGAGGTACAGCATGATTAAATGGAGAGAACATGATGTCGTTAAGAAGAGTTAAACATACAATCATCATTAAATATGACGAGCGACAGAAAAAGAAGTTTAGAGAAGATTTATACCATTACGAAAAAGATGAAAATGTATATGTTATTTACAAAATATTTCGAGATGGTAAAGGTGGCCAAATAAAGTTTTGCTATAAAAAATAAAAAACGCCTTTGGCAGAAGGCGCTTAAGAAATATCACACTCAAAATATATCACAGAAAGGAAGTTTTGCAAATGGCAGTTATCATGCCTGGTGATGCAAAAGTACTAAAAAGTTATGGATTTACTGAAAATCACTTAGATCCATTGAGATTCAAAAAACGTATTAACAACTTTGTTTATACGATTCATTTTCGTAATGAAATTGGATGGAGATTCTCATTTATTAATATTTCAAACATGAAAAAAATGAATGAATTTTATTTCAAGACACTAAAAGAAGCATTAGATGAATTTGAAAAAATAGCAAAGGAGAAGTCAAATGAATCTTAAACTAATTAAATTAGAAATCGAAAACTTTCAAGGCATTAAGAAACAGAATTTTGAGTTTAATGGTCAAAACGCTACGATATTTGGTCAGAACGGTTCAGGAAAGACAACTACAGCTACTGCATTACAGTGGTTACTATTTGAAAAGAACTTGCAGGGGAAACAGATTGACGTTGTACCTTTAGATAAAGATAACAATGAGTTATATGAAGCGATTCCGCACGTAACTGCAGTCTTCGATAAAGATGGCCAGGAATTGAAACTCACAAAAGAGTCATTTCCAAAGTACATGAAAAACAAGATGACTGGAGCGAAAGAGTATACAAAGTCACGTACAGGAAAGCAGTATATTGATGATGTGCCTTTCACGATTACTAACTTCAAGAAAGAAATTAGCGAAATAATCGATGAAGATATTTTCAAGCTAGTGACTAATATTCATACTTTCAACGATCTGCACTGGACAGACAGACGTAAGATTCTTTTTGAAGTATGTGGCCAACTTTCAGATAACGAAATAATCGAGAGTAATAAAGAGCTTGAGCCACTTATTGAAATTTTGAAAAACAAATCAGTAGAAGACCAGAAGAAAGTTATTAAAGACAAGCTGAAAAAGACTAATGATGATATTGAAGATATTCCTGTTCGTATCAATGAAGCGACATTATCGAGGGTAGAAATCACAAATACAGATATCACTGTTGACGTAGTTAAGCAACAGATTGCTGACTTCGAGAGTCAGATCCATTCAATAAATAACGGTTCAGAAGAAATCGAATTACGCAATCAGATTTCACAAAAGAAGAATAAATTAAAGTCACTTGAACAGAATCATTCAAGCGATAATCAATCGAATATCAATAACTTAAAGTCAAAGCTGTCGCTTGAAGAAAGCAACAAACTCATTTTTGAATCAAAAATTCGTATGATTAATCAATCGATTAACGATAATAAAACAAATCGCGAAATGAAGTTGAAAGAATATAAAGAAGTCGATGTAAAAATTAAGGAAGTCGAATCAATAGAACATGTTTCAACGGTAGATGATACGTGTTCGTGTTGTGGCCAGGCATTGCCTCCTGAAAAAGTAGAGGAAGCAAATCAAAGAGCATTAGAGCTATTCAACAAGGATAAGTCATCGGAGTTAGAACAGCTTAATCAACGTAAACAGACTTTATTAGAGCAGGGCAAACAGTTTAAGCCATCAATTGAAAAATTAGAGAGTGATCTACAAGCTGAACAAAAGAAAGTAGATGACGTTCAAAAAGTTATAGATTCACTTAAATCACGTATCGAGAAATTATCAAATGAGATTGTACCAGTAAATGAAACATCTGAATATAAATCAATTCTTGATGAGATCAATGAGCTAAATCACAAACGAAGTAACATTGCTGAAACGAATAAAGATAAGGTCAATGATATTCGAGAAGAAATCTATAAGTTAGATGAGAAAGTACTCGAATTTAATAAGCATCAAGCGAATATCGAAAATAACAAGCGTATTGATGAACGCATCAAAGCATTACGCATCCAGGAAGAAGAGCTTATCTCTATTAAAGAAGAATTGAATTATCAACTGTACTTAATTGATGAATTTAATCGCACGAAAGTTAAGACGATTGAAGAAACAATAAACGAAAAATTCAAGTTGGCCAGATTTAAATTATTCGATGAAAAGAAAAACGGAAACATTGAAGAAACATGCATCACAACATTCGATGGCGTTGAATTTGGAAGAGGGTTAAATACTGCAGCAATGATTAATGTCGGCTTAGACATCATCAATACATTATCGAATCATTACAATGTCTATGCTCCAATATTTATCGATAATGCAGAATCTGTCACGAATGTCTATCAAACTAATTCGCAACAGATTGAGCTGAAGGTTAATGAACAATTTCAAAAACTAGAATTAATTTTCTAGTTGAATTCGAACAACTTTAATATCCGAACCTTTTAAAGCAATTAAATGTTCTCCAATAAAGCTATATGTAGAAGCAGTATTGTTCAGTTTAAATTTTTCAAAATCTGATGGACCAAAAGTTTTAGTACCTGATCCATGAACTTCGATTCTTTTTAAACTTTTTAAACTTAATTTTGCATCATTATTTAAAGTGATTTCTACTTTCATTTTTTCTCACCACCTTTCATTAAGTTAAATAAATTATATCAGAATCGAGATGATTATATTGAATCTAAATCATACTATCGCAATGAATATTAGAGCGTATCGAAAGTATTATAGATTAACTCAAAAAGAGTTAGCAGAAAGAGCCGGTATTACAAGATGTCATTTGAATGACATCGAACACTCAAGAAAAAATGTGTCACTTCAAACATTAGAACAAATCGCAAAGAAATTAGATGTAGAACCATACAAATTATTAAGGAATGCGGAGGAGGTTTGAAATGAACCTTTATGAAGTGAAATCTGATGCATCAGCAATAGCTAATTCATAAGATATAAAAAGAGTCATACTATGTAAAAACTTTTTCATATCTTCGATATCTCTTGTTTCGTGTTTTCTAATGTAGTGAGTTTCATCATTTCCTATCCAAGTAGCTGCTTTAGCTAATGACTTTAGTCGGGGTTCATCAATATCTTGTTCTATACAACGACCCAAAAGTTTCTTGGAAATTATATCTTCATTTAATGATTTATGATTTATTAAATAATCTTTAACTAGAAACTCAATTGCTTTTCGATATCCTATTCCAGCAATTTCATTTAGATCCATTTGTTCCGCTATCGAAGCTTGAGAGACTATCGTTGAAAACTGTTTAGAGATGCTATCAATGTCACTAGGATAAGTAAATAAATTTTTAAAACTTTGAGATGCTATTATTCTTTTCGATTCAACAGTACCGAAAAAACTTGTGAAAACTTCATATGTTTTTAAATGATGCTGCTTACAGGCAGGACATTGAAAAACCAGACTTAAATAGTCTAATTTATTAGTGTTTGGGTGATTTACATTTGTACGACTTAAATATACTTGCTTTCCTTTTTCACAGCAATACGGACATGTATTTTCAACACTAAAATCAACATCCACGGTTTCGGAAGAATTAAAAAAATCAATGCTAAGTGTTTCTTTAAACATATTAAACCTCCATAAATATAAATTTAAAAAAATTATAACAATAAAAGGAGAAATAATCATGACAAATAACCAATTACAAAAAGTAGAGGCACAATTAATCGCAGAAAAGAACGTATCAGACAGTGTACTGAATAAAGTAAGAGTATTAGAATCTCAAGGAAACTTATCGTTGCCACGAGATTATGAACCATCAAATGCGTTAAAACAGGCATGGTTGCAGATTTCAGAGAACTCAAAGCTGATGGCATGTACTGATGCATCGAAAGCAACTGCATTCTTAGACATGGTAACTCAAGGATTAAATCCTGCAAAGAATCAATGCTACTTTATTCCTTATGGCAACAAGATGCAGTTACAACGTTCATATCATGGAAATATCATGATGTTAAAACGTGATGCAGGAGCGAAAGACGTAGTAGCTCAAGTGATTTATGAGGGGGATTCATTCAAACATAAATTAGATGAAACAGGGCGAGTTAAATCAATCAGTCACGAGCAGGACTTCTTCAATATGAAGAAAGAGAACATTGTCGGAGCTTACTGCACAATAGTTTTCGATGACGATCGTGAGAATTATATTGAAGTAATGACAATGGAACAGATTAAGCAGGCATGGATGCAGTCATCGATGATTAAAGATGAAAAAGCACTAGAGAATTCTAAAACGCATAATAACTTCAAAGAAGAGATGGCCAAAAAGACAGTAATCAATCGAGCAGCAAAAAGATATATCAATACATCAACTGATGCGAATTTACAACATGTTAAAGATATTGAAGAGCGACAACGCAAAGAAGTATTTGATGCAGAGATCGAAGAAAATCAAGCGGTTGAAGTATTAGATATTGATGACATTGAACCTGTAGAAGAAGTTCAAGACGTAACTGAATTTGAAGAAGTTGAAGATGAAAAGCCTGCATCGACTTCAACAGTACCGGAAAACGAAGAAGACCCATTTTAATACAAACTATAGGCAGTGGCTCATCAGGTAACTGTTACAGGATATCTGATGGTCATACTGACCTTTTGCTTGAAGCAGGCATATCATTCAAAGAAATGCAAAAGGCAGTGAAGTTTCAAACTTCTAAAATCAAAGGTTGTTTAATAACACACGAGCATAATGATCACGCTCAGTATATGAGTCAGTATTTGCAGCATGGTATTGAATGTTATGCGACAAAAGGAACGTTAGAAGGAATTAATTTAGATCATCACAGATTGCATGAAATCGAGTATAAGAAAGTTTTTAAAATCGGTACATGGTCGATAATGGCTTTTAAAGTAAATCATGATGCGAAAGAGCCTTGCGGTTATCTGTTAAAAAGCGTTCATGGATATAAACTACTTTTTGTTACTGATACTTATTACTGTCAATATAAGTTTCCAGGCATCACTCACATGATGCTAGAAGTGAATTATATCTATGAAGAGATGCAGATCAATGTACAGAATGGCACTTTGCATCCTGGACTAGCCAGACGAATCATGAAATCACATTTTAGCTTAGAGCATGCAGTCGGCTTTTTAAGGGCAACAGATACTACTCAATTAAAAGAAATACATCTGATTCACTTATCAAATTCAAATTCTAATGCAGCAATTATTAAAGAAAAAATACAGGAAGTAGCAGGAGTGCCTGTCTACATTGGAGGTAACTATAAATGAATGATTGCAAGTTCATAGGACGTATAACGAAAGACCCTGAATACAGGGTGACACCATCCGGAGCTGAAATTATAAACTTCGATTTGGCAGTACAACGAAAGTACAAGAATCAAAACGATGAGTATGAAGCAGATTTTATTAGATGCGTAGCATTCAAGAAGACTGCTGAATTTATTCAAAAGTACGCTAAAAAGGGATATGTAATGGCTGTCAGTGGAGAGATGCGAAATAACAACTATGAAGATCAGAACGGAGTCAAGCATTACGGAATGCAGATAATCGTAAATAACGTTGATTCGCAAGTGCTATTTTTAAATAAAAAGCAAGATGATGGCCAGCAACAGCAAAACAGTCAATCATCTTATACTCAACCACAAACGACAACAGGACAAAATAATAATCCATTTGCAAATAATGGGCCAATCGATATTTCAGATGATGATCTACCGTTCTAATTCAATCAGCTATGAAAGAGAGGTGTAAATTATGGCTGGTTGGATTAAAGTGCATAGACAATTGATGGATAGTCCGATATTTGATAATGAGAAGCTTTTTAAAGTATTTATGTATTGCCTTATGAAGGCCAGTCATAAAGAACACAAACAATTAGTAGGTAAGCAAGTTGTTATATTAAAACCTGGTCAATTTGTATTTGGACGAAAAAAAGCTAGTGCCGAAGCTAACATGTCAGCTAGTACGCTTTGGAGTTACATGCTAACTCTTAAAAATCTCGATACTATCGACATCAAAAGTAACAACAAATTTAGCGTTGTAACCATTGTCAATTGGGGACTTTATCAACAAGAAGAAGAAAATCATGACAGCAAACGTAACAACAAACGGACAACAGATGAACAACAAACGAACAACAAACGGACAACAGATGAACAACAGATGGACACAAACAAGAATGTAAAGAATGTAAAGAATGTAGAGAATGATAATAATGAAAAGAATGTAAGAAGTAGTAGTAATAACGACGACTTCAAGACAGTTGTGAGCATGTACCAGGAAAACATCGAACTAAATCCTGCACCTGTGACATTTCAGAAAATACAACAAGATTTCAATGATTATGGAAAAGACATCATGCTATATGCGATTAAGAAATCAGCTCTTAAAAATAATCATAACTATTCATTCATTAATTACTTGTTAAACGATTGGAAGAAGAAGCAGCTTATAACAGTTGATGAAATTAAACAGAGTGAGCATAACTTCGAGTTTAAAAAGCAGTCAACTTATTCTAAGCAGTCACAATCTAAAGAGATAACTCCTGAATGGATCAATCAAGAATATGTTGAGCCCGAAAGAACTCCTGAAGAAGAAGCGAGATTAGAAGAAGAACGTCGCAGAGTTAAAGCGGAATTAGAGAATTTATGGAAGGAGTAGTACTGAATGAGTGAAAACTTAATTTTCATTGAAAAATCGATAGTTAGAGAACAATTACAAAACATATATAACAGATTTACTGTTGCATGCGGAAAGATAAATCAAGAAAGTATCTTAAAAGAAGAGTATGAGTATGCAAGGGGAGTCATAGGAGAATTGTACTCACAAATAATTTTTATTGAAAGTCATTTCTTTAAAGATGAACCAGGAATACATGAGATTTTTACAGATGAAGAATTAGAGTATTTTACGAAAATGCCATTTACCGAAAAATACAGGTTAACTTTAATTGACTGCACAAAAGGAGGGAAAATTAAATGAGTCTAATCGATAAAGTAAAAGAAAATCAAAACTTAGATTTAATTAAAGAAATTGATGATTTTATAGAAGCTAATTTAAGCGAAGAAAGAATAATTGATTCAGCACGTGAAGGATTTACAGGTATTAGTTTCGTATCAAAAGACTATGATGATCCAGGTCATTACAAACGATTTTTTAACAGTGAATTTGTCCATAATCATATAGAAGAAAAATTAGGTAATGGATTCAAAGTAACTTCGCGAGAGGTCACTTATACTCATAATTTAATAAATATCACATATCATCATATAAAAATGATAGTTAGTTGGGAGGATTAAACATGAATAAATCATTAGTAGAATATGCAGAATTAATAAGAGAGTGGTCAATCGAACGTGAGTTACATGATAAAGATCCAAGAAAGCAGATTCTTAAATTAGGTGAAGAAGCAGGGGAATTATTCTCAGGGATTGCAAAACAAAAGACAAAGAAAAATCCTGAATTAATCATGGATGCAATCGGAGATGTATTTGTAGTATTAGTCATCTATTGCCAGCAACGCAAAGTTGAAATCGATAAAATGTTAGAAATGCTTTTATCAGCAAACGCACAGCAACAAGTTGAATCAACAGATGCGACATACTACAGTTTAAAATTAATGCATAAAATCGGCATGATTGCTAATACTACAATTTACAGTGATAACGAAAATACGATATTACTACAAGTTTCGTGGGCGTTAGAAGAATTATTACTTGTTTCAAAAGCGTGTGAATTAGACTTTGTTGATTGTATCGAATTCGCTTATAACCAAATAAAAAATAGAGATGGTGAGTTACGTGATGGAACCTTCGTCAAAAGAGAAGACTTGTAACAGATTCGAAATCACGTTCAGAGATGTGAAGGGCTTTGAAAAGCCGATGCCATCACCACGTCCACGATTCAGAAATGCAGGCAAGTTTGTTCAAACATACATGCCAACATCGTATAAAAATCACAAGAATTTCATTCAAAGACAAATGCCGAAATTATTAATCGAAGGTAGTATCAAGTTAACAGTATTGTTTGAAATGCCGATGCTAAAAAGTTGGAGCAATCCACAAAAACAAAGAATGATAAAAGCATATCATTCAAAGAAACCTGACATCGATAATTTACTAAAGACTGTACTTGATGCAGCAAATGGCCACGTATGGATTGATGATGGCCAGATCGTCGAAATACATTCAGCAAAGCGATATGCAGAAACAACAAAAATTAAAATCAAAGTGGAGGTTTTATAAAATGAGAAATATTCAATTAGCAGATGATTTAATCAAAAAGACGTTTGGTGAAAATATTACAGAAGGAATCGAAAGAAAGCGATTTGATGCTACAGATAAACATGTAACATGGTCAACAGAGTTTGCAGAATACGATGCATCAATTTTATGTACAGTTAGTCAAAACGGAATGAAGTTTAAAGTATCAGCAGATGATGTTCCAGATTCGTTTGTTATCGAACAATTCAACAGAGTAAAACATATTAGAGAAGAATTATTCAAAGAAGAAGATGATGATCAATTAACGATTGATGATGTAGAAGTTGAAGAGCAAGTTACGATGGCAGGTACAGATGAATTAAAGGAACAGACTAGCGATGATGATTTAGAAATTTTATCTGAATCAAAAATCGAGGATGAAGAAGATGAATCAGAATAATATAGAGCATGAATTGTTAATGCTGCAAGAAGCAAAGAAGATATTAAAGTATGAGATCATTATTCAGTTTATGTATGTGATAGCTATATCGATAGCAGGTTCATTGATTATTCACTATTATGATTCGAATATAGTCAAGATTGTAGTGGCAGTCATATTATTTATATTCATCGTATGGAAAGCTTATAGAGTTACAATACTGAAGATAGCAATGGAAAATGTAGATGATGAAATAAAACAAATTATTTAAGGAAGGTGAGCGCCTGATGTACGAATGGTTAAATACTTATACAGAGCTTGAGAATCGCAGGACAATTATTAATTTTGAGGTTAAGCGTTGTAATGTTGAATTGCAACGATGGTCAACTTATGGAACTGTCCAGGGAGATCTAGCTTGTAAAAGTAGCACAGAAACAGCGCTCGCAAAGCAACATGAATTAAAAGACATCATCTACAAGTTTGAAGAAGAATTAAATGAAATCAATTCAGAGATTGATGAGCTTGAAAAGATTGTTGAAACATTTAAGGGATTAGATCATAAAATACTTAAATTAAAGTACATGGATAAAATGACTTTAAATGATATAGCAGTTATGTTGAATTACAGTTATCAGCATATAAAGAATAAACATTCGCAGATAATGAAAATACTAGATTATTCACAAATTCACAAAGGTACTTTTTAGGTAACGTACCATAACAGTACCGACATCTTGATTTATACATGATACATTAGTAGCGTGGTAAATTGAAAAAAGCCACAGCCATTAATCAGCCGCTCAATTTATTGAGTGGCTATTTTAATATAAAAAAGGAGATGAAGGATAATGGCAGAAACTAAAGTAACTCGTAATCGTAAGACTAGTCCAGAAGTAAAGTCAGAAGAAATCAAACAGGAGACTGCAGATACAAAAGAGCAGGTAGTTAAGACTGATGTCGATACTGGCGATAATGTAGTGCAAAACCGAGATGAAGATACTTCTGATTTAGTAGCAGAGCCGACAGTTGAAGCAACTGCAATCGTATATAAAGACGTAGCAGGTGAAAGATACTGGGATGCAGAGACTAAGTCTGTTAAATTTGGTAATCCGGAGAAGGAAGCTGCTAAAGAAGATAAGTCTAACGCTAAGTAATGAGATACTGTGCAGCTGCAGGATGCGAGACTCTGATTGATAAAGGTCAGTACTGTGATGAACATCGACCAAAGAAAAAGAAGCAGCGCTTTGATTCTAATAATAAATCATTCTATAGATCACAACTATGGAACGATGCAAGAACATATGTATTGCAACGAGACAGGCACACATGTCAATGTTGTGGCAAGTTTATTATTGGTAAACAGGCACATGTGCATCACATAGTACCTATCAGAGAAAATCCTGAATTAAAGTTAGATGTGAATAATTTAATTTTATATTGTAACAAGTGTCATAAAAAAATTGAAGATGAACAATCCCCCCCTACCCGTAATAAAAAATATTCCGGACTGTGGGGATAGGTTAGCGGGAGGTTCGTGCGCACCGAAAAAGGAATTTTTCAATTATTGAAGGGGGTGACGTTATGGGAAGAAAGACAAAGGCTCAAATCATAGCAGAAGAAGCCGAAATAAAATCAAAAGAAGAGAAGCAGCGGATTATTCAACTGTTAGTCGATTCGGGTCAGTACCATCAAGCGTTAGACCCGATAATTGAAACGTATATTGAGGCATTTGAAATACATTTAGTGATGTATCAGCAATGGAAAAATAGTGGATTTAAACCTACTAAACAATATACGAATAAAGCAGGTGCAAGAAACGAAATAAAAAACCCGTTGGCTCAACAAGTTGAAGTCTGGAATCAGAAAAAAGCCAAATATTTAAATCAGTTAGGCCTTGATAATAAAAATAAGGATTTAATATTTAAAACTGGTATAAGGCTATCTGCAGAAAAGACGGAAACTGAAGAAAAACAGAATAAAGAAAGCTCTGGCAACAATCTCGTGAACTTCCGTAAGAAGTTTGGACGATGATTGCGAAAGGGGAACAACTGAATGATTGATTTGAATGTTAATTATGCAGATGAGTTTGCAGATTTAGTTGAAGCGAATAAGTCTGATTATCCTAAATCAATCAAAAATGCGGTAAAACGTTATCGAAAGTGGTCCAAACGTGATGATATTTGGATGGATATTGAAAAAGCAAATGCGATGATGCTGTTTTCTGAAATGTTCTGTAGGCACTCAAAAGGTGAATGGGCAGGGCAACCGATTGAATTAGAATTATGGCAAAAGTTTTTTTTTACAAATATCTATGGTTGGCAAACCTATGACGAAGAAAGAAAGCAAAATAGACGTGTTGTCCGAAATATCTTCTTGCAAGTCCCGAAAAAGAATGGGAAAACGTTAATGGGTACATTACCTGTGATATATGGGATATACGGTGAAGGCTTAAAAGGTGCTGACCTTTACGTTTCTGCGACTACTTTTGACCAGGCACAAAATGCAGCGGGTCCAATTGCTGCAACTATCGTTAATAGTCCTGATTTGATTGATGGCACAAGAATTTTCAAAGGAAAAAATAATACTATCAAAGGTGTGGCTTATACCTTTGAAGATGAGAATGGCATTAAACATACGAACAAGCTTGATGTATTGAGTAAAGGTAACGACTCAACAGAAGGTAAAAACCCTTATTTAACTTATAAGGATGAAGTACACGTTGAACGTAACTTTGAGCAGTATGACAACTTGAAATCGGCACAGGTTGCACAACTAGAGCCTATTAATTTAGTCACAACAACTGCTGGTAAAGATACTCAAGCTTTAGGTCCTCGTATTTATTCCTATGTATCTGATGTTCTGAAAAATGATAACGATGATTCATGGTTTGTAATGATTTATGAACCGGACAAAGGCTACGATTGGGAAGATGAGGATGTATGGCGCATGGTTAATCCTAATATCGGATTAACTGTAACAATGTCATTCTTAAGAAGTGAATTTAAAGAAGCGAAGAAGTCAGCACATAAAAAGGCGGAGTTTATGAGTAAACATTTAGATGTATACGTCAACTACGCAGATACTTATTTTGATTTAGATCAGGTTGAAACAATGCTCGTTGATGATCTGGGTGACATTTTAGGGAAACCATGTGTTGTTGGCCTTGATTTATCAAAGCGTGTCGATTTAACATGCGTGAGCATCAATGTTATTGACCATGATGATGAAGGTCGAGCAATTGAAAAAGTTAAACAGATGTATTTTATTCCGCAAGAAGGAATAGTCGAGAAAGAGAATTTGAGAAACGTACCTTATAGAGATTTAGCAGAAAAGGGATTTGTCACTTTATGTCCTGGAAAAACAGTAGACTATGACATGATACTTGATTACGTTGAATGGATATTTGATAACTTTGAAATCATGCAGCTGAATTATGATAAAGCGATGAGTGAGAAGTTGATTGAAGATATCGAAATGCGCTTTGGTATTCAGTGTGTCGAAGTTCCGCAATATCCTGCAGTGATGAATGAAGCTGTAGATGATTTTGAAGTGCAATTGCTGAATCGAAGAGTTGTCACAGATAATCCACTCTTAATATTCTGTATAAGTAATGCGATGATGGTCACAAATATCAATGGTGAAAAGGCTCCGACAAAGCGAAAGAGTCCGGAGCATATTGATGGTTTTGTTGCTTATTTAATTGGTCATAAAGAATCAATGAATTACTTGCAGGATGTTGAAGAAGATGCATTTGAAGATTATCTGAATGACATTTTCAACTAGAAAGGAATGGTGATCATATTATCTTGATGGCCATAATTGGCTAATAAATTTTAAAGGTGGTGAGATATTGGGAGTAGTAAGTTATTTCAGCAATCTGCTTAACAGGTCGGCGAGTAACGAGCTTAATAAGATTTTAGGCAGTTCGATTCTTAGTGGTTATGTCACTGTAGGAGACCATAACATATTAAATTCATCTGACGTTTATCGATTTATGAAGGATGTATCGGATATGGTCGCATGTTCTAATTTTAGCGTTGAGAATTACAAAGGCAATGATGTCAATAACGTTCTGGCCAACAAGTTCAAGAAGCGGCCAAATGATTACCTGACTAACTTTGAATTTAAAAAATTATTAATTCATCAATTCTTACTTGATGGCGAAGTATTCATTGTAAGAGATAATGATGATTTTCATATCGTGAAAGGTATTCGAGTTGAAGTTATCGATGGTCAGAAAGTTTATAAGTATGAAGAAAATATTTTGCCATATAAATCAGTCGCACATATTAAAAATATTGGCACTTCACATTTAAATGGCATTGGATTATTAGACATGGCTAGCTCAACCTTAGACTCTATTGCTAATGCAGAGAAGACAGTCAATGACAAGTACACTAAAGGCGGACTACTCGCTTACATGTTAAAGATTGATGCTCACCTATCACCGAATAATAAACAGCAGATGAGCTTAATTACAAACATTCAGAATAAGCTCACGCAAACTCAAGATAAAGGTAAGACAGTTATAATTCCATTGTCGAAAGGTTACTCTATTGAATCGATTGAGTCACCGATTGATGATGAAAAAATAATTAATTATCTCAAAGTTTACAAGAAAGAAGTTACGAAGTACTTTGGCTTTGACCCTGATGCTTATTCGAAACTGATTGAAAATGATTTAGAGAAAGCAGCTTTATATTTATACAATTGGATAGTTAAACCTTTATTGCGAAACGTGGATGAGCATCTGACGTTTCTTTTTTATGGTGAAAAATCATCGTTATCTATTAAAACTCGTGTGGATCTGACAGAATACATAACGATGAAAGACAGAATTACGAATAACTATAACCTAGTACGTTCGGCCATCTATACTCCGGATGACGCTCGATTAAGTTTAGGCAAGGATGCACTTAACACAGAGCAATCAAGTAAGTTATACATTTCTAAAGATTTAACCGGAATTAATGAATTAGATACATCGGAAGGAGGTGAGACAAATGACAGTAAAGAAACGAACTGAAGGCACTCAAGAAATTAGAACGGTCAACGTTAAGGACTTGAACACTCGTGCAATTGTTACTGAAGATGGCCAAGTTAAGAATTATGTTGCTGAAGGTTATGCTGCAATGTTTAACTCACCAACGATGATTAATGATTGGTACGAAGAAACGATTGCACCTGGAGCGTTTACAAGTTCACTCACAAATGATGTTCGATGTTTATATAATCACGATTGGTCCCAGGTGCTTGGTCGTACTTCAAGTGGGACATTACAACTGCGTGAAGATGATATCGGCCTTTATTTTGAAGTGACGTTGCCGAATACAGGAACTGGCCGAGATTTAATTGAAATGCTTGAACGTAAAGATATTAATCAATGCTCTTTCGGCTTTGTTATTAAACAGGCGCAAGATGACTTTAGTGATCCTAATGTATTACGCACTTTGATTACTGAAGTAGAACTTTATGAAGTATCAATCGTTGCGTTGCCTGCATACGCAGATACTTCAGTCAGCTTACGTTCAAAAGATGTCGCAGAAGTCAGAGCAAAGAAAGTTAAATTACTTAAAAAAATGGAGGATTTAATCAATGAATAAAAAATTATTAAAATATTTAGAAGCAAGAAAAAGTAAAATCGTCGATGATCTTACTGAATTACGTTCAGAGTTAGAAAAGTCTGATGAAGAACGTGGTGCAGTTGAAGATATTGAAAAGAAAGTTACTGAATTAGAAGCGGAATTAAATGATGTTAAAGAGCAATTGAAAGCATTACAAGAAGACCCTGAAGCAGATAAAGAAGAAATTGATGCTGCTGATGAAGAACGTGATGCAGAAGAAAATGAAAGTGGCGAAAAAGAAAAAGACGAAGAAAAGCGTAGCGCTATCGCTAACGCAATTACACGATCAATGGAGGCAACTAACGTGAAAAAAGACAAAAAACAACAAATTAGAAGTGGCTTTGTTCAATTTTTAGCAGGTCGCATCAATGAAGCAGAAGCACGTTCTTTAGGTGTAGCTTTTAATAATGGTGGAGTATTAGTGCCTGAAGAGTTATCAAATGAAATCATCTCTTATGCACAAGAAGAAAATCCACTTCGTAAATATGGTAGCGTGCATAGAACAAAAGGAACACTCGGCTTCCCTGTTTTAATCAAGACGTTTGATGCGAATATCGTAAAAACTGAACGTGATACAAATGCAATCCCTGAAACTGATATCAAATTCGATGAAGTATTCTTATCTCCAATCGAAATCGATGCTATCACAACTGTCACAAATAAAATCACTTTACAAGCTGAATACGATATCGAACAAATCATCATGGAAGAACTTAAGAAAGCGTATGTTCGTAAAGAAGTGCAGTGGATGATTCATGATACTGCTAATCCTGGTTCACTTGCTACTAAACTTGCACCATATGCACCGATGCAGGCAGACGGAGTTACACCAGTTACTGACCAATATGATAAATTAGTATCTCTTAAAAATGCAGTGCCAACTGCTGTACGCGGAAAAGCGAAATGGTACATGAACCGCGCCGCTCAAACAATGCTTGAAACTTTAAAAGATACTTCTGGCCAACCTTTATTAAAAGAGTTTGCTAACGATGACTTCGAATTCAAATTGCTTGGCTATCCTGTAGTAGTATCTGATCACTTCGATGGAGCAAATCCAGGAACGCCATTCATTGTATTCGGTGACATGAAAGCATTCCACATTCAAGATGTGCAAAATGCTATCACGCTTCAGCCACTTCGTGAATTATATGCTGCAGTTAATAAAATTGGTTACAAACTTTACAACGTTGTTGATGGCCAATTAGTATATGGTCCACTTGAAGTACCTTTATACCGCTTAGCATAGGAGTGATTGGCTATGGCCACATCAGTAACATTAGAAGAATTTAAGAATCATATTGAATTTGAAGAAGGTATGACTGAAAACATGCTTCAGCTTTATCTTGATTCCGGTGAACGTTATATTTTTAATTCTGTAGGATTAGTCAGCGAGCATACTAAACATTTAGTACTGCTCGTTGCATCAATTCTATATAATCAACGCACACCAGAAAAAAGTATTAGTGATGCATTGGATGCAATCACACCTTTGATTATTCAAGAGCAGGTGATGAACTATGAAGAATCAACAGTTACTGAATCGACTCAAATTTAATGCATCACTCGAAAAGTTAATTGATACGATTGACGAGAATGACAGACCTGTTAAAGATTATGTACAACAGCGATTATTAAAGTATGGAGTATTAGGAGTAACGACATCTGATAAAGAATACGGTGCGCAAGTTGGCCATGATTTAACACATAAGATTGAATGCAGAATTGATTTCAATATTATTGATCATGAAAGCGAATATCGAATTGTTATTCGTAATCAACGTTTTGCGATAGCTCGAATATATGTTGATTATCCTGAAAAAAGAATGGAGCTGACACTATATGCAGATAACCCGAAAGCAATTAATTGATTTAATTAAAACTGCAGGTTTTCCTGTATATCGCGATTTAGCGCCAACTGATGCAGTTTATCCGTATGTTCGCTATCAGTTTGTTGATGAAACAATGAAACGTTCTAGTAATGGTGTAGCGAAGTATTTCCCCCAATACCAAATTTCACTATTTACTAAAGGTGTTGAAACAGATATGTATAAGATCACTGACATTCTTAATAAAAATAAAATACCTCATTCGCAGATTGATGGTATCCCAGGAAGTGAGAACGATGAACTCGTTACTCACTTTTTTATTTATGTGAGGTGCATTCGATGAGTAATGAAAATGGGTTTGAATCACAAGTAGACCAAATCAATAAGTTACTTGATGTTAATAAAACAGTAACTTTAGAAGTTAGAAAGAAAGCAGCTGAATACTTTATCTCAAAGTTAAAGCCTAATATTCCAGTATCAAAAAGAAATGCAAAGCACATGAATGCAGCACTAGATGTTCGCATTGAAGGTGATGAAGTCAAAGTTTACTTTGAAGATTATGCATTTTACTGGAGATTTGTTGATAAAGGAACGAGCAAACAAAGAGCGCAGAACTTTGTAACAAGAACATTGACTGCAGAAGAACAAAGAATAAAAGACATTATGATTAATGAAATCGTAGAAAAAATGGAGGCTTAAAATTATGGCAGATGAATTATTATATAACGTTGGTATTGACGATCTATTTATTGCAATGATGACAGCAGAAGATACAATTTCAACAACACCGACATATGATACAAAAATTTGGAGATTACCGATTATTGTTAAGTTAGGTATTAAAGGTAACGGTAATACTAGTACGAAATATGCTTCAAATAAAATCTTCAGAAAAGTATCGAAAGAAGATTCTCACGAATTATCTTTAGATCATGTAGCAATGCCGATTGAATTATTGGATAAAATGAAAGGTTTAGCTTCAACGAATGGTGTGAGCTTTAATAAAGGTGGAGCGAAAACAATGCCATTCTTCGCAGTTGGATTTATTGCTCCTCAATCTGATGGAAAAATGTCAGCAACTTGGTACCCGAAAGCGCAGCTAGCGATTGAAACTGAATCTGAATACGAAACGCAAACAGAAGAACCTGAAATCAAAGACATCGCTATGACAATTAATACGCAATCATTAATTTATAACGATGTATTGAATTCTCATTACAATGCAGGTCGTTTAGACGCAGTGAATATTTCTGCTAATGAGTTTATGAGTCAAGTTATTTATGATGAAAGTCAAATTGCAGCTTTAGCAGCAACAGCTGAATAAGAAAGGATGATGGTTAATGGCTAGATTAAGTGATTTAGTAAATACTTCTTTAAATAAAAATTCAGTGAAGATACAGGGTGTTGATATTCCTGTATCTTTTACTTTTGCATCATTTGAATATGTTCAGGAAGCATACGGTCAACCATACGAAGTATTTGAAAAAGATATGAATGATAAGTTTGCGAATGGCAAAGATGTCGTACTTGATAAAGATGCAATCAATTTAATGGTTGCATTAATATATTCAATGGTTCGAAGCGGTGGAACCGAATGTACTCCAGATGAATTATTAAATTCAATTCCACAAAGTGAATTACCTGGAATCTTCCAAGCCGCATTAGATATCTTTAATAATCAGATCTTCCAGGAAAGCGATTCAAAGAAAATTAAACAAGAAAAAAAGTAAAGAACGTGTTGCGCTCAAAAAGTCCAGAAGAAAGTTTAAACGAAATTCCCTGGGACTTTTACATATATATTGCCATGTCCCAACTCAACTGGAGTTGGGATTTTTTTTGGTATAGTGCAACACCGAATTTATGGCTTAAACAGTATTTGATGTTTGTTAAATATAACAATCCTGAAGCAATTGATGAAAAACAATCTTCCGGAACAAAAGTTATTGAAGCATCAATTGATGAATGTCCTTTATTTAACTAGAAAGGAGGTAGCATATGTCGAAAGAAGCAAACGTTGTCCTTAATTTTAAGATGGATGGTCAAGTTGAATATGCTTCAACTTTGAAAGAATTAAACACGATCATGAATACTGCAGCTAAAGAATATAAAGCGCATGTTGCTGCGATGGGCCAAGATGCATCAGCCACTGCAAAATTATCAGCTGAAAAGAAAAAGCTTGAAATACAGATGACTGCAGCTGCTAAACGTACTGAAATGTTAAAAAAAGAATTTGAAGAAATGAAAAGAAGTGGCGATGCCAATACTCAAGAAATTGCGAAAATGGCAGGTAAGGTCGCTGATGCTGAAAGAGCAGAACACTCATTGCAGAATAGATTGAATGCAGTAAATAAAGAATTAGATCAACAATCTAACAAATCTGCTCAAGTTGCTGAAAAAATGGGGCGTATAGGCGGTAAAATGACCGAAATAGGTAAGACTGGAATGGCAACCGTGACAGCTCCTATTGTGACTGGATTTGGTGCAGCAGTTAAAACTGCAGCTGATTTTGAATCACAGATGTCAAAGGTTGGTGCGATTGCTCAAGTAACAGGTTCTGATTTTGAAGCTATGAAAAAGCAAGCAATGGATTTAGGTGCAAGTACTTCAAAAAGTGCATCGGAAGTTGCACAGGGAATGGAAAACATGGCTTCAATGGGTTTCAATGCAAAAGAAATCATGGGTGCGATGCCTGGTGTAATCGCAGCATCTGAAGCGAGTGGAGCTGATATGGCTCAAACAGCTGATGTAATGGCCGCCGCAATTAATGGATTCGGTTTAGAAGCATCTGATGCGAATCACGTTGCTGATGTACTTGCTCAAACTGCGAATCAGTCTGCAGCAGATATTGATGCAATGGGCTATGCATTAAAATATGCAGGGCCACCTGCGAAAGCATTAGGAATCAGTATCGAAGAAACAAGTGCTGCAATTGGTATCATGACTGATGCTGGTCTTGATGGTAGTCAGGCAGGTACTGCTTTACGTGGTTCGTTATTAGGTTTACTTAGTCCGTCTGAAGAAAATTCAAAAACGTTAGAAGCATTAGGCGTTAAATTAGAAGATTCTAAAGGTAACTTTATCGGAATCGGGCCGATGATTGAACAATTTAAAAAAGGTTTAGACGGTATGACGGATAGTCAAAAAGCTGCAACTCTTGCTCAATTGGTTGGTAAAGAATCAGTTTCAGGTTTCTTGACATTGATGGAAGCAGGTCCCGATAAAATCGGAAAATTAACAAAATCCTTAGAAGAAAGTGATGGTGCTTCTAAAAAGACTGCAGACCAAATGAAGAATAATTTAAAGGGATCGTTTGAACAAATGATGGGCTCAATTGAAACTTTAGGGATTATCGTTGGTAATGTACTTTCTCCTCATATCAGAAAATTAGCTGACTTTATTGGTGATTTAGTTCAAAAGTTTAATGATATGCCTCAAAGTGCTCAATTAGTCATTGTCATACTTGCGGCAATCGCTGCAGCAATTCCACCTATTTTAATTGTTGTGGGGATGTTACTTACCGCATTTTCAACAATCGCGACAACTTTAGGTATTGCATTCGCTCCTTTAACTGGTATTATCATCGGTATTATTGCAGTCATTGCATTAATTGTTGCGGCCATAATGAATTGGGGTGCGATAACAGATTGGCTCTCTCAAAAGTGGCAACAATTTCAATCATGGCTTGGTGGTTTCTTTGCTGGACTTGGTGGATTTTTTAGTAGTGTATTTATGTCTATTGGAAATACTATCAAGACGATTTTTCAGGGTGCGATTAATGGACTATTGGCTATAGGTCTCGGTTTATGGACTGGACTCGTTGCGATATTTAACGGATTGCGTGCCGGAGCAGTAGCGATTTTTCAGGGACTGATGATTGGAGTCGTTGCGATATTTAATTTGTTACGTGCTGGCGCGATGGCAATCATAAACGGATGGCTCAATTTAGCTAGAGCAAGCTTCAATTTGTTTAGAAGTGCCGGAATAGCGGTATTCAATGCCTTTAAAGCTGGAGCCATTGCGATTTTTAACGCTTGGCGCGCATTAAGTTTGGCTACTTTTATTGCCTTAAAATCCGGAGCAGTTGCAATTTTTAATGGATTTAAATCTGCTGCACTTGCGATATGGAATTCTTTGAAATCTATGGTGATTACAGTAGTAAATGCTTTAAAATCCGGAGCAATTTCTGGATTCAATGCGTTGTTAAGTGCTGCAAAAAATATCTTTGAAAATGTAAAATCTGCAATAATTAATCCTGTTCAGAATGCGAAGAATAAGATAAAAGGAATCGTTGATGCGATTGTCGGATTTTTCAAAGGCATGAAACTTTCAATTCCTAAAATTGATTTACCACCGTTACCTAGATTTACGATAAGCGGTAACTTTAGCTTGAAGCCGCCGAGTGTTCCGAAAATTGGTGTTACTTGGAATGCTAAAGGTGCGATTTTTACAGAGCCTACAATCGCAGGGTTAAATTCTGCAGGGTTACAAGGCTTTGGAGAAGCAGGACCAGAAGCAGCACTTCCTTTAAATCGTTCTACATTAGGAATGATTGGCCAAAAAATTGTTGATGCAACAGGTATGAATGGAAGCGGTGACCAAGAAGTGACAGTCAATGTTCAGCCACAACCGATATATTTAGACGGTGATCACATTGCAGATATTATCTTTGATGCTACTTATAGTAAGTTGTCAAAAAGAATTAAGAAAGATGAAAGAGGTGATTTATAATTGGTCAATTCAATTACATTAGATGGTTACGACATCATGAATGATGGTTTATTTATTGAAGGTGATGAATTAGAATCGCCTTTTTCAAGTGGTTATAAAAGAAATGTTTTAACTTTACCAGGAAGACCAGGAGCGATTCATTTAAAGGATGAAGTCAATCCAATTCAATTTGATTTTCCAATTAGTTTTGTTGGATTAGATCAGTTGGAATTACAACAGGCCATGCGAAAGATAAAGAAAAGATTAATTGATAGCGATGGCAAGCCTAAAGTTGTAAAAATGATTTGTAGCTGGGAACCTGACATCTACTATAATGTGATGCTCACTGATAAGGAATTTGAAAATAAAAGTAAATGGCAACGAATAAGCGATTATACGTTGTCCTTTATTTGTTTTGATGGCTTCGGGATGTTAGTTGGAGAAACTTCTTTACTTTGGGGTGATACTAAAGTACTGATGTTTTCTTACAACTATACATTCAACGAAAGTGCTACTGTATCTACAAAGAGTTTTACATCAGATGGGACAATGATTATCGATAATAAAGGGTTTAATACTAAACCAATTATTAAGATAAAAGGGTCTGGAACTAATATTTATGTCTCTATGAACGGTGTAAGTCAGATGATACCAAAATTAAGCAATCAAGAAATTATTATTGATACAGAAGTGTTTGATGTTTATTTGAACGGTGTAAGAAATCTTGATGCAGTTTTCAATCTTAATTGGATAGACTTTATTTTAGTACCTGGAAATAACACTGTCAGTATAAACGGGATAAACTTAAATATTGAAGTGACTATAGACTTCAAAGAAAGATTTTATTAGGTAGGTGATTAAATGGTTTCAAAGATCTTATATACAGATACATTGAAAGCTGGAGCAGATAAGATTAATGCTAATATGGATGAGCTGTTAAATAAAGCAAAATCTGCTTATGAACTTTGGTTAGCGCAGGGAAACACAGGAACAATTAATGACTTCTTCAAAAGTTTAAAAGGTGCTGATGCGGTAATCTCGATAAATAGCATCAATTATTTAATGACATCATTTTTAAAGACAGGAAAGAATATATTTCATACCTATAATTCAAAACAAGGTAAGTCAGTTAGTAACACTACGGGTGAGCATCTAGATAGTATATACTATATAGCTACTGATTATCTACCTGTTTTGCCAGGCACACAATATACTCAAAACTTTGGTGAAGTGGTAGCTTTTTACGATATTAATAAAGTGTTTATCAGCGGTATAGCAAAAGCTACTACTGTTAAAGCATCGCGAAGTTTTACTACTCCTGCGAATGCATACTATATCATCACATCATCATTAAAAGAAGGTGTTGATACTTACAGTTATAAAGGGTATCAGATTGAAAAAGGTGCAGCATCAACTCCGTATGAGCCATTTTATTATTATGCTGAAGGATTAAAACCTGGCCTTATTGATGAGTCAGTACTTAATCAGCATATAAAAAGCGGTACTATAGGTATTGAAAAATTGGCTATTGTAGAAACGAGTATAAATAAATTTGATAAGTCTAAAGTTACATCAGGATACTATGTAAATCCGACAACAGGCGCATTGAGTGCGAACGCATCATATGTAGCAAGTGATTTTATCAATGTTTCTGGTCAAACTAAAGTTACAAAAAGTAATACAAATAATTTATATGCTTTCTATGATGTAAACAAGCAGTTTATTTCTAATACAAATACTAATACAAATACTGTAACTGTACCTGCGAATGCAGCATATATAAGAATATCCGATAGTACCACAAACATTAATAATACAATGTTAGTTTATGGTGATACATTGCCTGGATCGTATGTAGCTTATCAATCATATATTCCTAGTAGATATCTCGAATCTTCAGCAGGTGTAGTTGAAGGCAGTTATGGAAAGGATAATCTAAAGACTTATGTATCTGATATCAGTAAGCAGTTGAATCCTAATCATAATCAACGCACAGAACTAGGTGTAATCGGTGATAGCTGGGTTCAGGGTGGTGAATTTAAAGCAGGTGACAGATTGACATTACCTCTAAGAAATAGAATGAAGTCATTATATGGCGATGGAGGTGTTGGTTATGTCGGTCTAGCAAATGGTCACGTTGGTAATGGTGATGTATCTGTTTCATTGACAGGAACTTGGCAGCACTACGATGAAGGATTAGGAAATATTGCACAGTCAAAAGGTCTTGATAGTGCGATGGTCGAGTCTTCAACAGCAGGCGACAGTATAAAAGTAACATTTAATGAAGAACTTGATTTTTATGAAATTCACACATTGAATACAGGGCAATGGCGATACAATGTTGATGGTGGATCATGGACGACAATTGATGCAGCTAATCAACAAGTTACTCCTATTTCAATGACACTCGCTAAACATACAATTAATATTGAGATAGTTAGCGGGCTCGTTACTTTTATTGGTTCATATGCTTATAAAGGTAATAAAGGGATTGTCATTCACAAGATGGGTAATGGAGGATTAAAAGCTTCGCATATCGCTTCTACTGATCGTACAAATTGGGTTAATCAAATGAAAAAATGTAGAGCGAATACTTTTGGTATTCTTTTAGGTACAAATGATATGGCTCAATCTGTACCAATTTCAGATTATGAACGTGATATGAAAGAAGTTATCAGTAGAATTAGAGAAGCTAAGCCATTAGCATCGATATTTTTAATAGCGCCAAGTGGTAATAATATTACCGGAAAACTTCATACGATAGATGCATATAGTGATGCACAGTTGAAGATTGCAAAAGAGTTAAATATAGCACACGTAAGTTTATTCAGGACTTTAGGTGATTTCTCTACTACAGATGCAAACGGCTTAATGTATAGTGATGGTGTCCATCCTACTGCAAATGGTGGATATGCTATTAGTAATATTATTTATGATAGACTATTAAGAATTTAGGTGATTAAATGCCAATAAATAAAAATCCAATTCTATACGATACAAACATGAAAAGAATCGCCTATCTGCACAACGCATATGACATAGAATATGAATTACAAAAGAACAAGTTGGCCACTTGTTCTTTTTCTATGTCATTAAATGATGAAAAAATGAAGTTAGTGCAGCCTAAGTATTTTATTGAATTATGGGATCACCATAAGAGAATTGGCATGTTTGTCGTAAATCCAAAAAACACAACGAAAAATGAAAGTACAAATGAAGTAACGTTTGAGTGTGAGCATGTATTATCTTTGCTCCATTCTAGCGTTATTTTTGGATATATGCAGATAAGTAATTATACGACAACTCAAGTGTTGCAAGCGTTATTCAATAAACAGTTAGTCAATCATTTTAAGCTTGGGCGTTGTGCTTTAACCAGGTATTTTCATTATGGATTTGAGAATAGCGATAGCCTTTTAAACAGTATCATGTCAGTTTTCGAGCCGATTAACGAAGATTATCTAATTAATATCGATGATTCTGTTTATCCTTTTGTATTCAACGTAGATAAATCGAGTACTAAAGCTAAAGATTTAATAACCGTTGGCCGCAATATGAAAGGTATTGATGTTGAAGATGATCCAACAGACATATGTACTCGAATTTATCCTTTGGGTCATGGTGAAGGCATCAATCAATTAACGATTAAAAAAGTTAATGGCGGCGTTCCTTATCTCCAGGCTCCTCAATCAGTAATCGATAAATATGGCTTACATGCTCGAATTTGGGCAGATAAGAAATATGAGAATCCAACGACATTGAAGAATGATGCTCAAAAGATACTTGATAATAATATGACACCAAAACGCTCTTATAAAATAAATGTTGCTCATACTGATGTGATTATGTCTAATCCGACAGATTACAAAGCAGGGGATGTTATTCGAGTATTTGATAAAGAATTAGGCATAAACGAAGATAACTTTGTAGAGAAGTACAAGCGAAGCGGAGTTTATGAGACACCTGATAATTTAACGATTGAAATAGGTTCGGTGAGAAAAGGACTAGGCTCGAAATGGTCCGACTTGCAGAAAAAACAAATGGTCAATGACGTTTATTCACAAGGAGCGACTAATATTGATAGTCGAGATTTCCAAGATAACGCAGATGACAGATATCCGGCCATCATTAGATTTCCGATTCCTGAAGACGTTGTAAATATCAATCAGATGACTTTGACTTATGAATTGTCAAAGTTCAGAGCGACTAATAGGACTTTAAAATCAGCAGGTGCATTAGTCGATTCTACTTCATCTGGTGGCTCGATTGTAAAATCGACTTCAAGTGGTGGTGGTTCAGTGCAGACTTCAAGCTCGGGTGGTGGTACTACTCAATCAAGCACATCAGGTGGTGGTGGTACTTTGACGAGTGCTGCAGGAGGAGCTTATATATCAACTACGTCTAGTGGTGGTAGTGGAATTGTGACTGCGAAAGGTAAACCATTTACAAACTATGAGAGTTTTACTGCATTAGAAAACAAAACAAGCGATCCAGATGACGGATCAGCACATACTCATAGATTTACTATAAATGGTGGCCACTTTTTACATGACCACGAAGTAGAGTTACCTAATCATGTTCATGGTATGAATATTCCTGCACATAACCATAATGTTACGATTCCATCTCATAATCATAGCGTTACAATACCAGCTCATACTCATAATACACAGATACCTGCACATGACCATCAAATAGATATACCTGACCACGTTCACTCAATCAATATACCTGGTCATACTCACGAGATTGAGTATGGAATATTTGAAAATCCAAAAGAAGCTTCATCTGTAGAAATTACTGTAGATGGTACTAAACTTTCAATTACTGCAACGAGTGGCCAGAACATTGATTTGTTACCATACATCAAAAAGAATAGTGATGGAGACATTGAGCGTGGAAGATATGCGGAAATTATTATAAAGCCAAATGATTTAGCAAGAATTAATGCAACAGTTACAAGTAGATTATTTATTCAATCAAGAATAGGAGTGACGATGTAATGATGACAATCGTTATAGAAACGTTTAGTAATAAAATAATTGAATTACAAGTAGATTCATTTGATGCTTATGCATTGAAAAATGAGTTATCTAACCAGGAAACAACTCATGTCGTTGTTGGTGGTCAACTTTTCAGCAGATTAGATATTAAAAATGTAATTGATAAAAATGTCATATCAATAGAAGGAGATGTATAGATGGATAAGACGGTAATATTTACTGATTCTCAATTATTTAAGCAATTTTTCTTTTCAGGAGATTTATATCTAATCAAAGCATTAATAGTTCTGATGTTTATAGATATAATCACAGGTATATTAAAAGCGTTTGTGAATGGTAATCTATGGAGTCGCAAGTCGCTTTTTGGATATGCACGAAAGTTATTAGTATTCTGCATCATCATACTTTCAAACATCATAGATCAGATTATACACATGGATGGAGCATTAGTAACTGCTACCATCTTTTTTTATATTGCAAATGAAGGATTTAGTATCTTTGAAAATTCTGTTCAGTTAGGATTACCTGTGCCTGCTGAAATAAAAGAAAAGTTAGCAGTGATTAGCGAGAATAAAACGTCGATAACGACAGAAATTAAAGAAGAATTTTCAACAACTAAAAATGAAATCCTTGGAGATTATGCAGAAGTAAAAATAAAAGTTGAGGGAAGCGACAAAAAATAGTCGTTTCTCTTTTTTAAATGGAGGAGAATTAATTATGGCAAAACAATATATTGGAAATTGGAACAGCGTGCCAGTTTACACAGACTTTTTACCTATTGGAACAAGAAGAACAGGGCAAAGATTGGATAGTGGGGAACCGGAATTTTCTGTTTTTCACGATACAGGTAATAAAGATACTACAGCTCAACAAAACGTTAATTATTATAAAAACACACCAAACGAACCATGGAATTCAGTTTCATCAGCTCAAGTATTTGCCGATGATAAAGAATGCATCATATGTATTCCAGTAACAGAAAAAGCATGGCATGTTCTTTATAATACACCAACAGATAATGCTTGGTATGGCGATGATGCAAACGATATTGCTTTTGGTATCGAGGTTTGTTATTTTACAGATCGTGAAAGAAGTCTTAAGTCATTAGACAATGCTTGTCGTGTAATGGCTGCGTTATGTAATTCATGGGGAATTAATCCACGTACACAAATGCCAGGACATCAACAAATTCAATCAGATAAAATTGATCCAGGAAACTTATTAGCAGCATGTGGATATGACAGAAATGATATGAGTGTTATTGATAACTTAGTATTAAAATATATGGCAGGTGACACACCTGTTAAAAAGGTAGCGCCTGCACCATCAAAAATTGTAAAAGAATCACCTAAAAAAGTGATTGCTAAAGTTGTTAATATCGATACTAAAAAGTATCGTGGACGTCGTGAAAAAGCTTACTTCAAAGGTACTATCGACAGCTTAGGTGCAGAAGTGAGAAAGCGAAAAGGCAGTCAAAAGACAGGATTTAAGTTTACTAATAAAGCAGGGTACAGTTTAAAAGCAAGTGAAACAGTCTATATTTTCGAGACTCATAACGGTTGGGGGCGAATTTATACAGGCGCTAAAACTGGTAAAGGTAGTAACGATTGGATTTGGCTTGGGCGTGTTAAAGTTACAGAAGTATTTAAATAGTATTGTTTTTAAGCCCTGCACTTAATTACGAGTGTAGGCTTTTTTTGTATTCGGTCATATACCCGAAGTTTAAAATATTCGGTTAAATAGCCGGAAAGCACCTCATCTTAATTGATAGGGTGCTTTGGATTTTAATATATTAATTTTAATTTTCTAATGTTTCAGCAATATGTTTTCCAAGCCTCTTGTTTCCTTCATCATTTAAATGATAAGGATCTTTATATAGCTCTTCTTTATCTTGATAGTTTTCTATGAATGAGTCAAAATCTATTATCTGATATTTTAAATCCTCTTTTTTTACTAAATCTTTTTCTAGTTGATTTCTATAACTTTCAATTACATCTACTTTCCCATTGTCAAATATGTATCTATATAAATTGTGCTTCAATGCTGATTTAAAGTTTTCTTTTTCTTCTATTCCGTATTCAGGTATTTCTAATATATATGCTTTTTTTCCATATGAATTAATCAGTTCTATCCATTTAATCATATGATATGAATAATAGTCTTTACCTATATGACCAGCAGTATCGTTTACACCAGCAATTAAAACAACTTTGCTGATATTCTCGTCTTCTAAAATATTTAAAACTTCTTTGTTTTGATTTTCTTGTAATAATTCTTTAGATTTATATCCGTAATAACCTTTGCTTTTAATATCAACATTTTGTTTTAGGTTATTTTTAACAGCTGAATCAAGTTTATTATTGATAACCCAACTATCACCTATAATACCGATATCATCTTTCTTTATGTCAATATTCTGTTTTTCAATTTTAAAATCATAGAAGTTATGATCTTTATAAATGTAATAACCAACTCCTGAAAATAATAAAAAAATAAATAATAAAGTAAATAGTGCAAACTTTTTCAT